ATATTCTTTCCATTTTGTACTTCTCTTGGAATTGATACTCTTGTCTTAAATATCTTATCATCTAAACTTCTCGTATCAGCAATTCTCTTGAAGAATGATATTTCTGTCTTGGTAGTGACGTTACCTGATACTATTTGCTGACGAATCTCAGAGTTGGGATTAGTTTTAATATACCATCCGTTAGTAGAATCATATTGTACCGGATGTGCTACGTCTCCAGATTCTTTATCTGTTACTCTACTTATAACTTTAAGTTTAGTTGCATCTGCGATAAAAGTATTCTTCACCGCAATACCATTATCAGCATCAGATTTTGATAATGCTAATTTTAACTGGAAGTTTGTTCCTCCCTGTATGATAAAGTAAACTCTGTGCTCAAGAATTTTCTCAGGTAAATCTCCATCATCGGCAATGATGATAACTTTTTCTCCAGTTATAAAACCATGTGCTTCAGTGGCGGTAAAAACACCTGTACTTCCATTAACTGTAGATATATTAATAGATCTTCTTGCACTCGATGTTGAGGCGTTATCCATCAAAATGTCTGCACTATAAGTTGTATCGTTAATATTCACATACAACTTATCATTATTTCTCGCACCAACTCTAAATCCTTGTGTAAGAGAAGGTGGTTTGATATTTTCGGAATCATATCCAAACAGATATAATCTACTACTATTGTTTACAATATTGGTTCTACTGGCATCAATCTGTAACCACTCAACGTCCTCTTCTTCAGTGGTAATAGCTTTTGGTGTGATAATATGAGTTATAAATGCATTATCATCCTTCTTAAATGCATCTTTTTTAAATCCATCAGCAACTAATGCTAACTGACCAAAGTTAGAGTTAGAGTTTGTAATTGATGCATCACCACCACTTTGTGCCTCGAAATGTTTTGCATAACCAATAGCAAACACAGAAACAATCTGTAAGATTGCATCATTAGTTATCTTGACGTGAGTTGTCTGCCAATCTTTCCTATAAATTGCGTCAGAATCTAAGTGATAAACTTGAGCAGTATTTGTAGATGAAGATTGTAAAGCAAGTGTCGTTCCTTTTACTGTACTAGTGCTTAAACCTAGATATTCTCTGCCGCTAATATCATATTTTACAAATGCACGATCATCCTTTTGAAGTGAGACACCAGTAAATTGTGCCACCACCATTGAACGGAAACCTGATGCCTTACTACCATCAGCGTGCATACCATTCATTCCCCATACAGATCGTAAGGAGATATTAAAGATATATGGTGAGGCACCAGAAACTGTATCAGTCTCAATCGTTACTAAGGCACCATCAACAGCAGGTTCTGTTTCAAGATCAAGAGGAAAGTCTGGTAATGTATATGTAAATTTATTATCAAGAACTGGATCAGTTGAAGCTACTTTTGTGGAAATATTATATTCCGATCTACCGACTCCTTTAATTTTGATTGGAGTGCCTACAGATAAGTTATGTGCTCCCTGTGTCGTGACAGTGATCTGATTTGTTGGTACACCAGGAAGAGAACCTGATTGTATTTTTGTAATTGTAATTGGGTCATTTGCAAATGCACCAACAATTTCCCATTCAGGTCTTTGTTTGGCAAAACCATCTAGTCCAGTTCCTGTGCCATCTTGTAAAAACTTCTCATCAATATTTCTATTAGATGCAGCATTATATGCACGAGACAGTTTATAATAATACATGTCAAGGTCTGTGAGACCTGATGATCCAACATCATTTACACCATCGGCATATTCAAAACAAGTGAGTTTGTGGTGAGAGAAGGTTGGTTGTACTTGATTTAATACATCATCAAAGTTTTTGTCATCAGTATATACTTTTCCTAATTCATTACCATCAAAGATACTGAACTGCCAAAAATAACATGCACCGGTTATTCTAAAAAGAGCAGAATATGGTACACTATCATCAGTTGGGTTAGGAACATATTTTGGTCTTATCTTAGTCTTTCTTAAATCAAGACCAACAATAGAAGTTCCTCTAGGTACAATGACCCCACCATTTACACTATTGAATTTATAAAGTACATTATCTTCTTGATTTAAATCAAAATTAGTTTCAAGTGCAAGATTTAAAGTATCATTACCTACACTACTTCCGTCAGATTTTTTTAACTGAAAAACACCACCATTGTCTTGTATTGTGTGACCAGGACGGTTGTCAATCTCATGCTCACCGGGCATAAGAAGAATGGTAGTTTTCTCTGTAGTATCGTTATTTCTTCCGACATTATAAGAGAATCTTGCAGCTTCAATTAATGCTCTCTGCAGAGTTTTGAATGGTTTGGTTTGGGAATTACCCTGATTTAATATGCTGTCAGTAGAGTCAAGATCTGCCGGACTAACATATAGTATACGACCTTCTACATTCTTAAGAAAGTTCTCTAACTTATTCAGAGGCATTGTATTACTGCTTCTATACTATTTCTATATTTTATTTAGTTAGGTTAAAAGTAGGACGAGAGGGACTTGAACCCTCACGATCTTAATGATCAACAGATTTTAAGTCTGGTGCGTCTACCAATTCCGCCACCGTCCCGTTAGGTGCTTCCTGAGAGGATCGAACTCTCCTTAGGCAAATTATGAGTTTGCTGCATTCACCAGATTGCTAAGGAAGCAAATAGGAATGTTGGGACTTGAACCCAAATCACTCCGTTATAAGCAGAGGGCCTTTACCTTTAGGCGACATTCCCGATAATGAACTATTGAGCGTCGTTGTTTAACTCAGTGTGTATTCGTATAAGTTCATCATCTGCCGGTATCATTACCGCTTTATTTCCATTCTCATTCTCTATTCCTATATGTTCTCCGTTCTCGACTCTACTAATCATTTCTTCCCAGTTTTTCTCCCAGTGTTCCACAGAATAAAATTTGATAGTTGGATTATTTAGTTGTTCCATAAATTAGTCCTGACAAACTGAAACTCCGGTGTATTTGATTTGCTCCTCTTCAAGTCGATCACGAACAAGAAGGAAAACACTCATGAATTGTTCGGAAGTTTCGCAGTCAATAATACGAGTGCTGCCTTCGTCACTATAGAGGGTGAAGGACTTGGCACAGATGTCAACGACAACCTTTTCCAGATACTCTTCGGTGCTGTTCATGTGAGGGGTGTTCCCTTGATTACCCACATATTATAGGGCATCTGGGCAGGGGTGTCAACCCCCAATCTGAGACCTCAGGTCATTGACCTCTTCCTTGAGTTCCTTGATCGCTTCGATAAGGAGAGGAACAAGTTTTTCATATTGAACCGTCAAATACTTATCATCGACAGGAGCCGGGAATACTGCCTCTGGTAATACCTTTTCAATTTCTTGTGCAGATACACCGGACCATCTCCTTTCTTCTGTAAATCCTAACTCTTTGGCAGTTTCATTATGAGAATATGTAAATCCACGAAGTGACTGAACTTTTTCAAGAGCATTTTTAATTGGTTCAATATCTTTCTTCAGTCTGATGTCTGAGGTAAATGCGGTAATATTACCTGCGGATTCAATAGTTCCTTGTGATACTATTTTTGCATTTCTACCAACAGTACCAGCAACTATAAATTGGGGGTTATTATTTGGAGAAAAAACTGTAAGATGATTTTGTGTAAAATTTCCTATTCTAACGTCATAATCATCATTAGCAGAATTTTTAAAATCAATAAAAGATCCTCCACTTCTTAACAGTTCTATTGATTCAAATTGAGCATTATCACCAAATCCATATCCAGTTCCATTAATGTCTATTGTTCCACTACTTGTTCCTGTAGATGTTGTTGTTACCGTAATACTACCAGAACCTGTAATCGTCACATCATCAGTTCCACCACCTGAATCACTTAGTCGAATTTTTCCACCACTTTGAGCACCTAGATTATAAGTTGTATTAGTATCAGTAACTGTATTATTAATTGTGGTTGTTAAATTTGTTATTTGACTTGGTGCAATAGTAAGATTTGATTCATATTGAGTAACATCACCCTGTGTGACAGTATATCCATTTGCACCATTGATGAAGTTTGTTAAACTCGTTTGATCAATATCAGTTGCTGTAAGCGTATCAAATACTAATCCTGTTTCTCCATTGTTTACCTTGACATATCTTGATGCTTTACCCGAATAAGATGTTGGGGTATCACCTAAGTTAAGGAAACTGAGATTATCAAGTTCTACACTAGGATCAACTATGACATCACCCGTAACTTCAATCTCTCTTGCCTTCAGTTTACCTACGGTTACGACACCTCCACCACTTGCCGGTATATCATGTTCAGTCGCATTTGCAGTGGTTTGAACAACTCCAAATCCGGTATTTCCATTCTGAAGCATATTGAACGCTTCAACTTGAGTGCCTGCCTGTTCATTATCTGCAAAAATCGAAAGGGAATTAGCATTACCAGATCTACTTCCCATGTATCTGATATCGAATCCAAAAGAACCCTGAAAAACATCTTTTGAAGGACCATTGATTCTTAATATTTTGGCATCAGCATTATCACCATGGTAACGTATTAGTGGAATATTTAAAGAACTGGCAGTATCAATATCAAATATCGTACCAATAACACCACCAAAAGTTCTATGAACAATACTGAAATTGGTGGTATGTCCGACATTGCCATTTTGATTGAATAAAAGAGCGGTATCTCTTCCAGTAGCAGTAAGTTTTACATCACTTGGTAAAGTTATGTCATGTTCCGTTATACCCGTGACTCTTCCCTTTTTATCAACAGAAATTTTTGGTATTTTTGTTATTGTATTATCATCATTTACAGCTGGAAGATTAATCTCAGCATCATTGATTTCATCTAAGAGAACGGCAATGTCATAATCACCTGCCGTAGTATCTCCTGTGAAATTTGAATCCGGTGTTCCATCGACATCACCAGAAATTGTAATTTTGACTCCAGGACTTAATTTAGAGGCTGAATCTGCATTACCTTCTATCGCACCAACAAATTTAGTTGCATGTATTTCATTAAAAGTATTGTCAGAAGCACCTATATTTTGAGATCCATTAGGTAAAATATTACTATTAACTTTTGCAGTAAAAGTTATATTCTTGCTATCATCAGACCCAAGAGTGATATCTCCATTTAATTGTGTATTTCCGGTTACTGAAAGACTGGGATCTTCAGTTCCATCTAAAGTAAGATTTCCTGCCGTTATTTTATTAGTAGAGGCATTGTATGATAATCCATCATCAGCGAATAAATCTTGATATGCACCTGAAGGATCTGGAGCATTACTAATGAATGTCAAGTGATGATCATTTTCATTTTCATCTCTCTCAGTTACTTTTATTTTATTTGATTGACTAACTGTGGCAGTACTGAAATTAATCCCAGTTGTTCCAATTTCAATTACTCTACCCTTTTCATCAACTTTTACCTGAGGAACATTGTCACCATCACCAAATGCTGCAGAAACGTCCTCTGGTAATGTATCAATAGTCTTTAAAGTTGCCCCGGAACTTACATTTTCATGACCCTTAAAGTTAACACTCCATGCAATATCACCTGTTGCGGCAATTTCTCTTGAATTTGTTAAGGAATTTGCCGTGGCGACATTTGCATCACTAAACACAATGTCAACGGTGTTTATTCCGGTAACTCTTCCCTTGGCATCAAGATCAAAATTAGTAAATTTCTTACCAGTAGTATCACCATAAGTTCCTATACCGGGACCAACATCTTTTAAAGTAAGTGCAAATCCAACATTTGCGGTTCCATCAAATGTTTTTCCAATGGAAATAATATCATCATTTTCACCTTCACCTAATGTGAATGTTCTTGGTGTCGTTAATCTATTTGCAGTTACTGCATTCGGAACAGTCGTTATATTTTCTGTTGATACGGCAGTAACTAATCCCTTTTTGTTAATCGTGACTACCGGAATAGTGGTACTGTCACCAAATTGTCCACCGGCATCTTCATTATCATCTCCTACCTGTGGAACTCCGGTGCTTGTATTGACTGTCGCCAGAGTTGCACCGGAACTTACATTTTCATGACCCTTAAAGTTTACATCCCATGCAATATCACCTGTCGCGGCAATGTTTCTTGAATTTGATAAAGAATCTGCAGTTGCGACATTTGCCTCACTAAAGGCAATATCTATATTAGATGCTCCAGTTATTCTACCCCTGGCATCAACAGTAACAATACCAACTTGAGTACTAGATCCATAAGTTCCTTGTGTTACACCAGTATCTGTTAATGTAAGTGCAAATCCCACATTCGCGGTTCCATCAAAATTCTTTTGAACTTGAAGAATATCATCATTTTCACCTTCACCTAATGTGAATGTTCTGGATGTCTCTAATGCTGTTGCAGTATCGGCATTACCAGATATATCAGCAGTTACGGTCGTGGCATAAACATTTGCCCACTTATTATCACTAGCACCAATATCTCGACTTCCATTTGGAAGAAAATTACTATCAATTTTTGAATTAAAGGTTACAGTATCAGCATTTACATCATCTCCTGCTGTAAGATTACCAGATATTGTGACATTATTTGATAGTCCTATCTGTATTTGATTAGCTAAAAGTCCACCTTCATTATCAACATCTACGACAGTTGTCGTAATTTCATTATCAGTACCTTTAATTTCAAATGTTTCTGAGGACAAATTAACTTGACCAAATCCTCCACCACCACCTGGAATAGATATTCCATCAGAGAACTTAAGGAATTGTCCTCCATCTTTATCATCAATATATTTTTTAATTGATTGTTGGGTGGCAAGTGCAGTGTCACTATCAGATGCCATGTCATCTTCATCAAGAATTGATGTAATACCAACTAAAGTTTCACCCAGAGTTCCAATTTCCAGTTGATTTATGGTGGCAATGCCTGTTACAATGAGACTTTGAGTATTAATTTCATCTTCAATATCAATAACATCGGCAAAAAGACTTCCACCAACATAAAAATCACCACCAGTCGTGGTAATTCCACCACTATTTGCAAGGGTCGTTGCACCACCGACAAGTAAATTATCTTGAATATCAACACTCGCATTTACATCAACATTACCACTGAAAGTAGATGTTTCAGTTACCGTTAATGTCGTAGTTTTAGACTCTCCACCAACATCAAGTTTTGTAGTCGGTGCAGTACTTCCGATACCAACCCCGGTATTAGGAATATAAACAAGTTCTGCACTATCTACATTAATTCTGTCATATGTGGTTTTATCTGCTAAATCTGTGTTAATGACATCACCAAAATGAATATAATGCTTTGCAGTTGAATCTGTCTGTTCCGTAATTGCGACATTTTTGGCAGTATCGACTGTTATCTCACCACCATCAATTTCAACTTGTTCTGCAAATGTAACCACACCCTGTGCATTAACTTGAATTCGTGCAAAGGCAGTTCCTTTTCCTTCAGCATTTTTATTGCCATAAGTACCGGCAGTCACACCAGAATTTCTTAAAGATCCATCTAAAACTACATTTGCCGTCCCATCAAATGAAACAACCGGTGAAAACACATCACCAGCCGCATTACCACCATCAATACTAAAATTTCTTGCAGTTTCAAGTTTTGTCGCGGTATCTGCATTACCTCTTAAAGCACCATATAATTCATATGCGGTTACAATACCGACAGCAATCTTTCCGGTATTTGTAGAACTTACGGCACTATCAAATCTATCAGTTGCAATACCAAGAGCATTTACAGATGGATTATAAATTAAATCTGTATCACCAAATGCCGTTGCACTACCACTAGACACATCACTTAGGAAAATAAATCTATTTGTATTTGTGCTATCTGCTGTTATATCAGTTTTTTCTGCACTTCCCTCAAGATTACCAATAAATTTATCAGCATAAATATTCTTCCATTTTCTTGACGTGGAACCAAAATCATGTTGATTATTAACTGAAGGAACTGCCGTCGATCCAAATCCAACTGCTCCACCAATATTCAAATCACCAAAAATACCAACACCACCAGCAACTTTTAAAGCACCTGTTGTTGAACTTGTTGAAACTGTGGTATTTGTTATTGAAGTAATACCAGCAATATTCAGATTTTTAGCAATACCAACACCACCTGTAATTTGTAGAGCTCCAGATGTCGGAGTTGTAGATTCTGTATCTTTTGTGAAAGTAACGACACCATCAACATTTAACTTCTTATCAATGTCAGCACCACCTTTAACAATTAATGCAGCGTTTGCACCAGTAAAGTCAGTGGTATCTGTAATTTCTAATTTATCAATAGTAACAAAACTAGTACCATCGGCGCTTAAAACCAAATTTCCTGTTTTCGCAGTAATATCATTACCATCTATCTCAATGTTATCAATCTTTAATTTAGAAATGGTGGCGGCAATACCTACGTTTAAAGTATCAGTATCAGTATGAATTGCATCTATTTCATTAATGTTTGCTATTGCGGCACCAGTATTGACATTTAATGTCTCAATATCAGCAGTAGCAATATCGGCAGTTCCGGTAACAGTGATATCTGTTAATTCACTATCAGTTGCATTAAAGGTAGATGCTGTTACTGTGTCAAATATTTCAACTCCACCGGTATTAGTCTGCAATTTCTTAATACCATTATGATAAAGCTCTATTGCTCCATCATCATTAAGAATAATTCCATCTTCACCAGACTTTGCCTGAAGATAGATGTTTCCACCATCATCATCGTCTACATTATTTCTAATATAAATGTCACCGGTTAAATTATCAATGTAAGAACTACTTCCTGCACCAGAAACAGAATGATAAATCTGCAAATCTTTGGCATTACCAATGTTTATCTTCTTTTCATCTAAAAGATTTAAAGATTGACCGATGAATACACTACTACCAATTCCAACTCCACCAGTTACTTTAAGTGATCCTGTAGAAAAACTAGTAGATTCAGTAGCATCTGTTATACTTACCGGATCATTAAAAGTAGAAGTACCATCAACTTCTAAATTTGTCGAAATATTGACACTTGCATTAATATCTAAATTGTCACCAAACGTAGAAATACCCGTGACATTTAATGTGCCTAATTTTAGATTTCCTGTTATTGATGCGACACCAACAACATCTAAATCAACTTTTGGTAATGTGCTTCCAATACCAACGTTATTAACACCACCTATGTCATTGAAGACAAAATTGGATGCTCCACCAATCTTTCCGGAAGCATTGTGATATTGAACACTTCCACGAATTCCGGCAGCATCTACTTGCAGACTTCCTTGATCAATCCATTGTACTCCAGGTGTTGTTCCCGAATTTGCTTTTACTAAAAGTTGACCATCTGTACCAGGTTGATTATTGGTATCATATACTGTTCCGGTTAATCTAAGATTACCTTGAACATGGAGCATCTGTGTCGCGGCAGTCGTACCGACACCAACATAGTCATTTGACTGATTATATGTTAAATTTAATGCTCCATTAAACTCGTCATTATCATTAAAGATAAACTGTCTGTTTTCAGAGAAAAACTCGGGAGTTACTTCTATTTGTGCTCTGATACTAGGATCATTAAAAATAGAAAGTGCTGTCGGAGTTACTCCTGTATCATTACCTGCTTGTTGTAACTCACCAGAAGTATTGAAATTTCCAACAACACCTGTGAGTGTTACAATTCCGGCATTTGTTGTCGCATATTTTACGGCACCAAAAACACCAGAATTTCCAACTTGTGTTACTCTTTGACTTTCAGAAAAACTAAAATTTCCATCAAGAGTAACTGTCGTTGTTTTTACGGTATCTGTAGTAGCCTTAACACCCGCACCAAGAAAGTCTAATTGAGTGATACTACTTAAAGTACCGACTAAGTTACTTTCATCAAAAACACTGATTGATCCTGGAATTAATCCACCCTGATTAGGAATCCAGAATCTCTCTCCAGGAAAACCTTCGACAGCAACAACAATATATTGATCACCGGATTTTACGGGATTCGCACCCTCAGATGATGGTCCAACTAAAGGATCTCCAAGATCTGGTTCAGCATTTTCTAATCCAAGATATCTATATCTCTGATCATCTATTCGTTCTCTGGGTGGTTTTTTTCTCTTACCACTTAATACAGAACTACTAAAATACTTTGCCATAACTTATTATACCGTGCTAGTTTCCAAAATACTCATAATGAGTTCCATTTGTGCTGGTGATACAGTTCCTCCACCAGTTTGAATTCCGACATTTACCGTAAATGTATTAATACCAACCGTGGTTACTCCCAGAGTTGCATTGTATGCCGGATCAGTTGTTCTTGGATATTTTTTCTCATCTGTATAATTATCTTGAGAACATTTGAATACAAGAGATGCCGCTGGTATAGTAACAGTGGATGTATTATCCATACCATGTGCTGTATTTGCTGTTACAGATAAAATACCTGTCGTAGGGTCATATGTCGTTCCCTTTACAACTTGTATTGTTCCTCCATTTCCTGCTCCTCCATTAATACTAATTGTATCATCGGCACGAACAAATTTATGTATTGATGCCTTAAAAGTATGTGGTAAGTTAGATACGGTTCCAGTATTAGTCGTGAATGTTGTTGTTCCCACAACAGTTTCAACTTTAAAAGTTGCCTGTGGTGCAGGAAAAATTGGACCAGTAACTCCTGCCGTTGATGCACAATCAAATACTAATCCATCTAGTATAATTTCATCATCTACGCTCAATCCATGATCACCACGAGTCGTAACAGTAGTTAATCCAGTTATATGATCATATTTGGCATCAAAAATAGTAGTAACACCAGCTTGGTATCCTCTGACTACTACCGAATCTTTTATATTTGCATTTCTTTCTAAAACTAATCTTCCATCAATAATAATAACGGCATCATTTGGTGGAACTTCAACGTCTCTAATAAGTCTTATATTTCTGATATTTCCTGCAGTTCTTGTTGCAGTGCTTTCTCTTCTGTGAGAAAAAGAAACTTGTGGGTATGATTGTCCAATACCAACATTTGCTACGGCAGTATAAAGTATAATAGCATTTGTTCCTTGCGAAGCTTCATAGACTACCTGTTCACTTGGTGTAACTGGAACTGCTTTTGTAATAAATTTATTAAGTGGTGCGACTGCCATATTATCTCAGTGCTAATATTAATGGAGTAACTTCTACCTGGATTGCTCTACTAAAATCTCGACCACGAATTGTAGATGTAGTTTGATCAATTTGAAGACCTTCACCAATATCAAAATTACCTTTTTGGTCTGTTGATGTAAATGGTATTTGTGCTCCTTGAGAAGCGACAACTTCGTTTTCTTTAATAGGAACACCACCTACAAGAGGTGTCGATCTATTTATGTCTGTGCCCGTACCGACGTATTCAAATGAATGAGAACTTGTCAGAATACGACTAATCCTTTGTAATGTAAATGGATCATCTGGAAATACTGGATAAGGTATAAACTCATTGAAAGTAATTGTCGTGATACCAACTATTCCAGGGTCACTTTCTGTTAATTTATTATAATATCCTGTATTTGGTGTTGCCTGGAAAACAGTATAAAAAATAGGTTCTGTAACGGCAGTTGCAATTCCAGTATCACCGTCTACATCTACAATAAGATTTTGTGTCGGTAAGTAATTTCTTCCACTTGCAATGACATTAAACTCTGTAATGGTTCCGGTTTCATCAACCGTCGCAGATCCTTCCGCCACAATTCCCTGAGGTCCTAATGGTCCACCACCAGGATTGTTAACAGTATCTCCATCTAGAATAGTCACAGATGGTGGATTCAATGCACTATATCCTGTTAAATCTGATCCAGGAATAATATTAATCGCACTCAATTCTTTCATTGGTGCCTCAATTCTATCAAATGCCGGAACTGTTGGATAATTCTGCTGTCCAACATTATTAATTTTAAAATATAGTGCCTGACCATCAAATGGTCTTTGATCATCACCGTCAGTATCTGTGACACCATAAGCAACAATAGTATCAATTTCACTCGCATTTTCAGTAATAATTTCTCCTGCGGAGTTTGTATTAGAAGCAAATCCCGTATATTGGGTGGCACCAAGACCAACTGCAACTAATCCAAAATTACCAAATGATGAGTTTGAGTTTGTAAGGTCACACTGTCCCCCAGTGTCGGCATAGATTGCAATATCACAGTTAATTGTAAAAATAGAAACTAACTGAGCATAAGAATCATTCGTAAGAGACACTCCTATACCAGCTTCATTATATTGTGTAAATGAATCACAGACCATAGACTTCAAATCTGATCCCGAATCAGGATCAGAGGAGGTGGCATGATCACCGTTAATCTTCATACCAATACTTCCCGTCATGAAGTTAGTACAATTTCTTATGTAAGGAGATCTCCATCTACCCGATGATCCTTCTGTTGCAGGACCTGGTTCAGTATATCCGGATCTTGCACCTTGCCCATCTCCAGATGTAGGTGGAAATGCAACTGCTCCAGCACCATCACATCCTATTTCTACACCACTACCAGAAACTCCACCAGCAAAACTTAAGTTCTCGACTAAACATCCACGACGAACATGAATAACGTCATCGTTTTTATTTTCGGGAACTATTGTTACCAGTCTTAAATCTTCACCGGTAACTGAAACATCAGTTCTCAATCCGACTGGATTATTTTCCAGATATTTACCGGGTCTTATTTTAATTGTATCACCTTCTTGTGCGACGGCAGCGGCACCTCCAAGACTTGCCTTTGCGTCCCCTTCGAGTAATCCACTATTCAGGTCACTACCATTCTTAGAAACCCAAATAGTTTTCTTCGTTTGAACACCTGGTGGTCTCCATGAAACACCAGTTCCAACTGTTGATAGACGATAATCCGTTTTTCCAGTACCAGTGCTGTCATTGACATCTTGTAGTGCGCCATCTAATTCTAATGTCGAACCAATTCTTCCCGATCCATCAACATCAAGATTACCTCCCATGTTAAGATTTTTACCAAGACCTAGACCACCTCCAACAGTTAATGCTCCAGTAGTATTAGAAGAAGATTGATCTGCAGATCCTATCTTTCCTGTTCCATCAACATCAATATTACCTCCCATATTAAGGTTTTCACCAAGACCCAGACCACCTCCAACAGTTAGTGCTCCAGTAGTATTAGAAGTGGAACTATCACTAGAACCTATTTTTCCTGTCCCGTCAACATCAAGATTACCTCCCATGTTGAGATTATTACCAATACCAACACCACCAGCAACGACTAATGCTCCTGTGCCATTAGAAGAAGAATCATCAGTAGATTTTATATCTCCAGTTCCATCAACATCAAGATTGCCTCCCATGTTAAGATTTTTACCAAGACCTAGACCACCATCAACAATTAATGCTCCATTAGTATTCTCTGTAGAATCAGTAGCATCACTGAATAAAACCTGACCAGTTGCTCTTAATGTTCCAGCAATATCTAATTGATAAGATGGGTCATCGTTATTAATACCGACCAGAGACATTCTATAAATCTTGGCATTATCACCCGATCCTACAAATCCCCACAAGTCTTGTGTAAAGATTGTGGAAAGTCCTGTAGCACTTGAAGGATTTGCTGCGGTAGGTATTAAAGTGTCGGTTCCGATTCCACCACTATTTTTTTGTACAAAATTTAAGGTTGTAAATGATTGTGCAGCACCAACTGTAGGAACAAATACTCCTTCATCCTGTAAGAAAATACCAACAGCGTCTTGAGGATTAATACTAACCCATCGAATACCATTTACATCTCTTGAAAGAAAAAAGTTATTTTCCCCAGGAGCACCACTACTATCATAAATGTTTCTATCTATAGCGATACTTCCTTTAACATCAAGTTTTAATACTCCTTGATTAATATCATCTAGACTTCCAACACTGGAACCAATAGTATCTTCTCCGATTCCAATTCTACCTTCGTCATCAAAAAAGATTGATTGACTTTCGATAGAGTTAAATTGTAATTTTGTTGTGGGATTTTGATTAAATAAACCTATCTTTCCAGTACCGACATCTGCGTTTAAAATCTCACCATCAGCACCAACATTCAACCTATTAAGAACATTTAAATTAATAGTTTTAACTAAACCAGTAAATGTACTGATACCAGTAACACGTACGTTCTCATCAACAATAATACTTTTTTTGAAAGTGACATTCTCATCAAATGTTACAGGAACATTAAATGATATGTTAGTCCCAAAGGATATTTGACCATTAATCCTAACGTCTTTTAAAAAGATTACGTCTTCATTAAATTGAGATGATAGTCCGAATACCTGTTCGTATGACATTTTTAGAAGAAACTCCCTAAGACGTTTGCGGCTAGACCAATAGAAGGATTACCAATACCAGCGACAGCAGTTACTCCACCTAAAGCATCTTTAAGTTCTTGTGCTCCTCTAAGATAATCCATACCAACTGCTCCACCGGCAACTCCCTCGAAGACTCTCATAACAAAACTTCCACTAGTCTCTTCAACCAGATTACCCGTTAGTCCATCTGCCTGAACTTTGTTTCCCTTCAATAAAACTTTTGCCTTACCATTAACATTAATATTTCTACCTGCAATCAAATCAATATCTTCATCTGCCTGAAGAACAATATTAGCACCCTTAATTTTGACCTGACCATCTTTCATCGCAGTAATGACAACATCACCTTTCATTCCGGCAATAACAATATCAACACCACCTTCGGCATTGTTCATTCCTGCCACAATCTCTACAGATTTATCATTATGAATTTTATATTTTCCACTCTCACTCAGTGAGCATAAATTTACATCTTTATTATCTGTGACCGCATAAATTTTATAGACATCAGAACCTTCGGCACCCATTTCTGGATTGGCGACATCAATTCTAAACTTAGGACTTCTGCTATCAATAGTCCTTGCTTCCCAGTTTTCATTCGGTCTTCTTGACATCTTATGATATGCAGTCGATAACTTGTATTACTTTTTGTCCTGGTTTCGATTCCGGTAATCTTCCGATAATTGGTTTCAGTAATGCACCAGAACCACCAGTAGCACGCAATTTCGGTAAAATATTCACCTGAATAATATTTATTGGTTTCACCGATATTATTCTTCCTTCATCAATGACAACATCAAATTCTACATTACCACCAATTTGATCATCGTCATCCTCAGGAGCAGGATCTATAATAATCTTGGTATCTTCAGGATAATCATCTCCAGGATCCAATATTTCAACATCAACAATGCCAACAGGAATATTTGGATCAATTGGTGCAGTTGGATCATCTTCGGGATCAATGTCAATATCAGATGGACTGACAGGATAATTTTCTCCCTCAGATATCATTACAATTTTTTCAATCTCTCCCTTTTCAAAATCCATAATTGCCCTTGCGACCGCACCATATCCCAGTCCACAAGAATCACTAAAACTAATTAATGGTTCCTTATAAAAATATCCGGAACCAGGATCAGTTAATTCAACTCCAATAACACTTGCGGTTCTAGTGACATTTCTTGATAAGTTATCAAGATCTGGTGAGTTTTGAACAATTCCACCAAGTATCGCTCTACCTGCACCACCAATTCCATCACCACCAAATATCTTAACTGTCGGACCACCACATGTCGAAGGAGTCGCACAATCAGGTTTAGTGAACGGAGAATTGACTCCTTGTGGAACATCAATATTAAGTAATCCCAATGCATTTTGGACATTTATTTCACCCATGACATTATCATATGTTTTTTGCAAATCAAATGATCCATCGGCACCATAACCTAAAGTCCACTTTCTAACTTTACCTGTGCATTTTCCCTTATCCTGATTGCAATCAAAAAATCCTCCTGCTGCCGCTATCATATCGGCAGATTTTGAAAGTATATCTCTAACATTAATATTAACAAAATCTAATATTGGTGATATGCCATCCAATACGGAAGACATACCGTCAGAAATTTTATCTGTTATTTTATTCAACAAATCTCCGGCAAATTGTTCGACGACACAAACTCCAAAATTAACAATATTAATTAATGCATCTTCGATCATTCCTTTAATAGTCTCACCAAGACCACTGATAATTTTTCCACCTAAACAACCAAGTTGATCTTGAATTGCAACCATCGGAGGAACTAATGCCTTAACAGCAGCAATAGCTGGAAGAGGATTACCACCGTTTGCGGCAAGAATAGCTTTATAGTAAGCGTCTATACCTCCTCGTAGTGCTGGTATCAGTTCTCTATAAAGAGAACTCATCATTGCCGATACTGGATTATTTGTTAACCTCTGTATATTTTTAGCAACAGACTGAACATCACCTAAAAAATCTGCTGCTTCTCCAATTATTCCACCATTAGGATTCTTTGGGATGCCTCCAAGGAAATTTTCAAGAATATTAGAAACTTCATCTATGAAGTTATCATCACATGCATTGGCAGGTGAAATTACTTTTCCATCTGCCTTTGATGCCGGTATTTCTGGTTTTTCACCATTTCTACTAGAATTTATTCTTGCGGTTTGCTCTTCACTAAGACTTCTTGGAGATTTTTGACTCTCACTATTTTGCTCATTAGATTCATCAGGATCAAGTGTTCCTTCAGGGGCACTAATATTTGAAGTATATCCTGTGAATGGAATAAATGCACCCGATGCCGCTTGCTGTGGAACTTGACTGGTCCTACCAAATGCACCCATAATCATAGGGATTTGTGCATTATCCCCGTCCATGAAGAAACCAACAACAACATCACCGGGACGATATTTTACACTTTCTGCAAAATTGCTTGCACCAGTTCCTGATGTTGCCGGTAATAAACAACCTGCCCATGGCAAATCTTCGTCTGCCAAATCTTCCTTGCTATAAGGATGATAACCTAAAATTCTAACCTTGAATCTATTTCCCCATCCACCACCTTTATTCTGAGCACCTAATGAATCACCAGGAGGAATCTGACCGATCCACCAACGAAATCCGTCTCTACCAAGAAAATTACTTTTTAACAGTGACTCTTCTATCATTTTCCAGTGTATAGTCCGAACGTATCCCTAATTAAAAGCATCGATGTAAAAGATCTTGTTGGTTCAAAATGATGACACAATTCTTTTATCATATATAGACCACTTTGTTCAGGGTCAAATTCTCCACTATCTCCAGAAGAAATTTTAGGAAAGAAACATTTTATTACATCACCAGCTCTCAGACTAGTATTGCAAGGAACAGTCATACTAACTGTCTGAGTAAACAATCCATTATACATCATGACTGACTGTGCCTGATTTTCACTTGGATCCGCATTTGGATCTATAGACACATCTCTTTCCATTGTCCCCCTATCAACCACTGCCGATAATATTCTCGTAGGAATTTCTCCAAGTGTCTTTTCACTTACATCATCTATCTTTGGGAGTTTCAGTTTATCTCCAAGATTTGCTATCTTATCTTTATAATTACTAGATTGAAATAGTCCTTGTTCTGGTGTCGTAAAATTAAAAGTCAGTGGATCAAAGAACATCCTTTGACTTGCATATGAACCTAATCTCAATTTTTCTATCAGATTTTGATTTCTGTTCGTTGAATATGCACTGATAATAATATCATTTGATATACCTCCTTTGTTTCTTTCGATTTCACTTCTATTCACTTGACTATCAACATACACCGCTCTTGGATTCTCGGACCCTTCTTCGATTAAACTTTTTATAGATTTAAAGTTAAATCCATCCTGTGTCTGAAAGAATACAAATCCGGCACTTGCCTTTCCAGAACTTACGGGCACCGCCTTTGATGCCAACCAGACCAAGACTGTGAACGGTTTTCTCAAATTTCCAATAAAACCATACTTGTTCTGAGACTTTTCAATTAGATTATCATCATATCCAGTCTTTAATACTTCCTTCAATATTTTTTTCACAGAATCATCAATAGTCAGACCCGTAGAATATTTTTTAAAGACTCTGGTTGTTTCGTTTGTGATTGCCTCTCTGGACACAAGATTCAATGTGAAACTTTCTCTTTGTGTTTCGGAAAGAACGTCAGTGATACTAGAGACATACAAATATTTCCTAGAATCAGTAGAGAAATCTAGTCCTATCTTTCCAGGTCCACGATCCAGAATTTTCATGTCAACTCTCTCACCACCTCTAAGAGGAAGACCGTGATAAATTGATTGTCTGAACTTACTTTTCCCATCTTTGGGAGTTATTGAATCACCAGTATTAATAACTTTAATTGTGGCGGTAACTGTCGGAGAAAAAATATCCTCATAGTAATCGACTGATACAGTTCCCTGTCGTATGTCAACAGTTCTTCTTTCAGTTTCTCCCTCGGAAACTGTCGATTCTATGAATAACCTTTCGTATATTGAAGAATTTGCTGATGACATTTAAGTATATGCTAAATCTAAGAATAATTGATTTTTGATAAAACTATTTAATGGATTAATCACAATGATTTGTGAAGATCCACCACCCTGCACAACTTGTGGTGCCATATTATTTTCTTCGACCATGACCATGACCTTTCTTCTACGTCTTCTTATTGTTCGATTAATTCCTTGCCGATTAAAAGGTTGTGTGGACATTGCATCTGTTCCAGATTTAATAGGTGTAATTCCTTCAGGACCAGATGATAAATGACCCAAAAGATATTGTCTTCCATTACCATCGGTTATGATAATTGAATTTCCATATCCCGCATTATATCCCGAATCATATTCTGATAATTTTAAATTTCCTTTTAATGTTATTGGAGCACCACTTCTAATTGGATAATCAAATCCTCCATGATTTCTTCCGGCACCAAGTCCATCTCCCATTTCATAACTTGATAATGGTTTTCCATCAACAATAATATTATCCATAACATTCTGCGGAATATATCCTCCGGCACCACCATATCCGTTTCCGGTTTCAATATGAAGATGTGGTCCAGAAGAACGACCGGTGCTACCAATTCTTCCCACGACCTTGCCTTTAGAATCTATACCAAAAAATATATCACCATTCATTTTTCTGTCCCCATTACCACCACCTCTAGATTTTTCTAGTGCCGCTTCAATTGATTCTGGACTTATGGATGCTTTATTACCACCAGTTCCAGAATATCTAGATTCTCCTCTTTGTCTTCCTGCCTCAGGATATGCCAGACCAATAGAGGCAAACTCTCTTGCCAGTTCTTGTGCCGCTTCTAATTTATTTTCACTTTCTCCTCTCAGATATTGACCCACTGCAGGTCTTTTCACGTCAGTGACATATTTTTTAAATTTCTCTTGAGTGCTTGAATCAAACAGATCAGTCATGCTGATACCAGAAGATGAAACAAATCCTTTCATTGTTTGTGGAATAATCTGATACTTACCGGCAGCAAATAATTGACCAGATCCTTGAAGTTCCATAACCTCACCGACAGTCATCTGAGTCAGATCCTTACCAAAATATCTAGAGGCACCACCAGGACTATCACCTGCACGACCTCTATTCACAGAATTATAATCACCCTCACCACTGGCAATTATATCAAATAAATCTCCGGATGGTGTTTGTTTATCACCAAGGTCCTCATCACTCAATGGTGTCGTCAGAAGAGTTTTACCATTTTCAATGTCACTTTGAATCGCACTCCAGGAATTTTCTAATTCCTCCAACTTAGCCTTTAATTTACCTTCACTATCTAAGAAATCAAAATTTCTAAAGTTTTCTGTTGCCTGATTGACAACATCACCAATCCCGGCAAACCAGTTCTTAACATTCCCAATAAATGATTTTAATACATTAACTACCCTTTTAATTCTACCATAAATTTTTCTTACACCTTCAATAATCTCTGGAAGTTTGTTAATCAACCATCCAACTAATAAGTACATGATTGCTTCAAAAACATTACTAGATGCTTTTTTTATTTTACTACCGGTAGATCCCAAGAAACTTTTAAAACCTGCTGATGGTTTCTCCAGTTGTCTTTCTTTAACAGACCTCTGAGTTTTTTCTTTTTTTATTTTTTCTCTCTTCTGTTGATTCAAATATGACTTTCTTTTTAATTTACTTCTCTTTATAAAGGTATTCTTAAGAATAGTCGTAGACTTTGAAATAGAACTTGCACTTTCCTTTGCCTTCTCTAATTGATCAGAAAAAGTAGAATATCTAGTTTTTGACCTAGTAAACAATTTCATCTTATGCTACCACATTATATTGTACTTTAGAGTACATTGTATAGAAATTGCTAGGATTACTTGATGAAATATCAGGCACTTCAGATCCCGATACTGGATCTGCACTTACAGGTGGTGCCGGTCTAGGAACTGTTTGTATAATCACTTCAGGTTCTTCCTCGACAGATGGTGCTGGTGGAATTGGATTATTAGAAGGAAGAGTAGGTTGTGTAGACGGATATATGATTTTGCGTTTACCATATCCATCAAAATAAGCATCACCACCACGAAGATCTGCAAATTTAGATTTTTTAGGTGGTAAAAGTGGTTCTTCTTTTCCAAAAGATCCTTTTGCCCAAATTAAAGCACTAGTAACCGGATTAAATGCTAATAGATATTGCTCTGCTCCCAACTCTTTGAAAGGTATTGCACTTGCAGGATCTGGGAATATTGATTGTGTTTTTTTCTTTTTTCTTTCTGGTTCTGCTTGATCATATTTTTTATCGGCACCAGTAAGACCGTCAGCAATTTTTGCCGCTGCCTCAGATCCTTTTGCACCACCATAAAGCATTCCTGCCAGTCCACCAAGACTAGAACCTAACTTAGCACCAAGAGCGGCACCAGCCAATGTTCCTGCTCCAGGAACAACTGATCCAAGTATACCACCTATGACAGCACCGGCAACACCACCTGCCGCAGTTCCTCCCAGTTTTCCACCGATTCCACCCAAAATTCCTCCAGTGGCACCGGCGGCAGTTCCGGTAATTGCCTGTGCTTGAGTTTGACCAGAACTTGTTCTGTTCGCATAATCAAATCCTGCAAACAATAATGAAGCTGCACCAGGTCTTGCAAGATTTTTTAAACCTTTTGCTCCTTGCAATAATCTTCTTGATGATGTACCAGGTCCTGTTGGTTTGGCAGGAACAGAAGGAGTAGATGGTTTACCTGCTTTTAAAGCACCCGATTGATCAAATCCTCCCGTCGTAAATAGTGCTCCTAGTCCAAGTTTACCTTGTCTAATTAATCTCAGTCTATCTCCAATATTTGCTCTTCCGGCAGTATATCTGGCAAAAGAATCATTGGATCTACTTATCTGTCCTGGTGTCATCGTTCTTCCACCACCAGGAACCTGCGTTCCAGGTTGTCCACCTCCGGTAGTTCCTCCACCAGGTTTTGGTGGTACTTGTCTTCTAAATCCTCTAAAGAAATTGCCAATAGCAGGACCAATACCTAATGTGGCAGATATACCAGCACCTATGGCACCTATGACAGAAAATATCCCGCCAGTCATGACGAGCATTAAACTGCCGAAACCTAGTATTGCTTTACCTACTTCTCCGGCAAGATTCTGAAGAGCTTCTTCATCTTTTTTCTTCCATAATTCTAAGGCAAGAAAACCCTTATCCGTCAACCACCCAAAGAATAATAATGTCAGTACCTCTTTAAAGGTATCAAATATATTCTTAGCTTTTCCTGCTACAAAACTTACTGGTCTTAATAGAGCCTTTTTTAGTCCTCGACCATCTTTTTCTAATGATTTTTCCTTTCTATCTTTCTTTAATCTATCTTCCTCTTTCTTTTCTTCTCTATCTTTCTTCTTTAATAACTGCTGTTCTAATTTACTTTCAGTTACCAGATAGTCTGTAAGTTGATTTAAAACTAGTCCGGTATTATTCAGAGAGGTAACAAGAGTCTCAAATGACTTTTGTATTTTTAACTGATCTTTAGATCCAGTCGAATCTCTTTCTTCTAACTTTACAAAAGATTTTTTAAGATCTAGAACATCTTTTTGTAAATCGGAAACAATACCTGCTAGTGGACTCTCTATGGGAGCAGATATTTTTTCTACATCAATTGCTTTTGGTTGTGAACCAATTGCCTTTGCAAGTCCACCATAATTAACTTTGGCAATATTAGCAGATTTTACACCAGAAAACACAGAAGAAGATACCATTGTCTTCTTCAACTTTGGAGTTGTTTTTAAAGTAGGTGCCTTAAATATCTGACTACTAAATGCCATTCTTTTGTTGTGCCTTTAGATTTTCCTCTTCAATATAATTTTGTAGAAGTCCTATGTATACCTCCCTCTCCCAAGGAATCATATTTTCAAGCTCTGTCAATGAGTATTTATGATGCTGCATCAAGGCAAAGTTAGTTTTAAAGTATGACTCAAGATTCGTATGAGCCATACCTATGAGAAAAAAGCTGATAACCCTTCTAAAACAACGTCACTCTTTACTTTAGTATTAGGATTAGTAACTTTTACCTTGTGAGATAACTTTGGCATAGTCTCAAAGAACGATTCAATTTCTTTGAATTGTTGAGATGTCAACTGCTCAATGAATTCAGAAAGTTCTTTTTTACTACAATCAGATCCACTCCAAGATTCTTCCTCATTAAAAATTTGATCAATACAAGATGAAATCAAATCAAAAGATTCTGTGACTCCGACTCCACCATCTTCGACAAAGTTCGTTTTAATAAATTCTGCCAGAGACGGATACTTCATCCTCATGACAAGATTATCATCTAACTTGATGTCTCTGTTGTGCTTGGGATTTTTTTGCACTTTAATTTCATCAAGAGGAATGAAAACAGGAACCTGTGTTTCTCCATCATCGGGACATGTAATCATAACCTCGACGGTTTCACCAACAGACTTTCCGCGAATATTTAAAAACAAATATTCAATATCAAACGTTGACAGTTCATCAACTTTGACTCCTCTTGTAGAGATACAATTACCGATTACAGTTTTGATGGCATCGGCAATTTCTTTCTGATTTTCAGATTCCATTGCAATAATAAGAATCTTTTCTTCTTTTACAAGAAAAGGTCTGTATCTAATCTTTTTTCCTGTTGATGGAAGTTCCAACTCATACGTCGGTGTCGCAATCTTTGGTAAAGGCATAACAACCCAAATAGTTCAGTTTTGATTATTTATCGTGAATTAGTAAGTATATCTTTCATCGTAAGATTTTTTTTCTTCTCTAGACATATTTGTATAATATTGTTGTGATAATACTGTTGTAGGAATTTTTGAATCATCACCTGTTAATTCATCCATAAACAAATCATCATTTCTATTTTTTTCGTCAATTGAACCCTTAATATATCTTTCATAATTAAAAGTAACATTCATTCTTAATACGTCAGAATTGCCATATTGAACTGGTATTGATGTCATACTTACAGGAAACATTCCATAAAATACATATCTCAAATTTGGAATTCCATCAGTTTCAAATTTTTTAATTTCTATTCTATCACATTTATAAGCATCAGGTCCCTGTGGAAATGATACTCTGTAATAGTAATTACGACTTGCTTTACTTATAGGTTCTGTACCTTCAGTGACAGCAGATCCAGCAATATAATCCATCCAACAATCAAACAATTTTATCATCTTATAATCACGATCAACATAAAATTCTAAATCTAGTTGAGTATAGATTCTAGAGTGCGCCATTTTTTCTTGAACACCCTGAAAATTACCATCTATATTAGCCGTGGCAAGAGAACTACCGGGAAGCGATGCACTACTACACAAAAGACCTGCTTCATTAGATATAAAAGAAGTATCAACTCCTTTTCGATTCAAAAAATTCATTAGGGTAATATTTTGATTTAATCCACTAAAATTAACTTGATAGTGCGATGTCTGAGCAACCCTACCAATTGTTGAAATGTAATCAGTTATTTTCTTTCTTGATACCGTCATCTAAATAAATTATACGGAACTAGATTATAAAGTATTTAGATGTCATATAAGGGAAAATATAAACCTTCATATCCTCAGAAATACAAAGGTGACCCAACGAACGTAATTTATCGTTCTTTGTGGGAAAGAAAGTTTATGGTTTACTGTGATAAGAATGAAAATGTTTTGGAATGGAGCAGTGAAGAAATTGCTCTTCCATATAAATCCCCTCTTGACAATAGAATTCATCGTTACTTTCCAGACTTTTATATAAAGGTCAAAGAAGGTAATAAGATACAAAAATACTTAGTTGAGATTAAACCCAAAAGACAAGTTTCAGAACCAAAAGTTCCGAAAAGAAAAACAAAGGGTTACATCTATGAAGTGAAGGAATATGTAAAGAATCAGGCAAAGTGGAAATCTGCACAAGAATTTTGTGAAGATCGTCAATGGAAATTTAAGATCATGACAGAGGATGATTTAGGTATCCGCCAATGATGTATCCAACCGATGATAATGATAATCGTGTCAGAGGTGTCGTAAATGGTTTGATAGGTGGTGAAGATCCTGATGATTTAATGATTGAACTAATGAATGCCGTAAGTGATTCTTATGAAACTATTCCTGAAGTTGGAAAATACTATATTTTTATATACATACCTAAAACACCAAACATACAATATGATCAAAATCCTCTTGTTGCGGTGACAGACATTTTTCGTTGGGGATTTCGTGGGTTTAATTATCACTGGGGTCAAGTTCGACAATATACATGGGAAGAACTTCAAGGAAACTTGTATGAAATCTATCCAGATGAACTTGCAGATGTTCGTGAAATACCTTTTGGCAAAAAAACCAATAATTTTCAATAAATAACTAAAAAGTGCAATGTCAGAGCAAAGTAATAGTACTGAACCACTTAGATATCCTGTAAATAGGATAGAAAAAGAAAATAGTGATTTTTTGAAAATAATGATTTTAACATATCAACCACCAAATCCTGAAAAAGTTTTTGGTGAAGATGTTTTCAATATTCCTGGTGCTGGAGAAAGATATGAAGTAAATAGATATAATCCTGGTAATGCAATTGGACCCGAAAGAATAGTAAAAACTATACTTTTACCGATTCCACAGTCAATTCAAGATTCTAACGGAGTCAGATGGGGAGAAGATCAACTAAATCCACTTGCAGCTGCAGGTTTAAGAGCTGTAAATGACACTATCACTGCAGAAAATATTACTACCGCTGCTGATAAAGCACGAAACTCTATTTCGGAATCTGCAAAAGCCATTGGTAATACTGGAAGAAATTTAACTAATTTATTTTTTGGATCACAAATTGTTAATGCTTTAGGTGGCAATACTTCATTTCAGGGTCTCATTTCAAGAACAACCGGTCAAGTTCTGAATCCAAATTTAGAGTTATTATTTAATGGTGTCACTTTAAGATCATTTAGTTTTGATTTTGATCTTGTTCCAAGAGATGAGAGAGAATCTAAAGAAATTAGAAGAATTATAAGAACTTTAAAACAAAATATGAGTGCTAAAGGTGGATCTAGTGGTGACTACAATAAAGGGTTGTTTATTAAATCTCCAAATATTTTCCAATTAGTTTATTCAACAGGTAATGAAACTCATTCATACCTCAATAGATTTAAACCCATGGCACTTAAAAACATGTCCGTGAACTATACCGGTTCTGGAACATATGCGACTTATACCAATACATCACCAGTTCACTATAAATTAAATCTTCAATTTCAAGAGATTGATCCAATTTATGCAGAAGATTATAATATCATACTTGGAGTTGGTGGTCAAATAACAGAAGTTGCATTAATGCAGGCCGAAGAAAATGAAGGAGTAGGATTCTAATGAGTTATTTCAGAGAACTTCCAGATTTAGAATACGAATCACCTTTTGCCAATAGAATATCAAATTCTAGTTATGTTCAGGCAAAGAATATTTTCCGTAGAATGAAGATTCGAGATGATCTTCAAAACGTCTTCACTCTTTTTAACAAATATGAAATTAGAGAGGGTGCAAGACCTGATACAATCGCAGAAGAAATCTATGGCAAATCAGATTTAGATTGGGTTGTCTTACTCTCTGCAAATATCATCAATGTCAGAGATCAGTGGCCACTGTCTAGTAAAGACCTATACGAATACACCGTAAGTAAATATGGTCTAGAAAATATCAATAAAATTCATCACTATGAAACAAAAGAAATCAAGGATTCTGATGGCAACTTAATTTTATCAAAAGGTCTGGTTGTTGATGAAGATTTTTCTATCAGATTTAAGAATGGAGGAACCTATATTGAAAGATCAAATATTACAAATAGAATTTCCAATTATGAATATGAAATAAAAGAAAATGAAAAGAAAGAAACTATTTTTCTCTTGAAACCATCTTATCTACAGCAGTTCTTAAATGACATGAGATCTGAGATGACATATAGCGACTCATCCCAATATGTCAATAAGAATTTAATTAGAACAGAAAATACTAGATTATCATAAAAAAGGAGGGTGTTACCCCTCCTTCTCTATCACTCGGCAAGTTTAGCAAAGTAACTCAATGCATCGTCATCATCTTCAGTGTTTGAAGGCATGATGTCGGGAGAGTTGAAAGACTTGCTACGACCTTCACTCAGATCATCAAGGTTTTCACCACGATTCTCACGACGGAAGTTCTCTTCTTCCTCGACAGTTTCCTGGTCTTGGAAAGAAGGAGTGCCCTTGTTACCAAGAACATAGTCCAGACGCTTCTTCAGAGCATCATAGTCTTTGAACTGATCTGCCGCGACAAACTCTTGCAGAGAATACTGACCTTTCCAGATCTCTTCCATTGCATCATCGTCATCAAGAAGTGGATCTTGACGTGCAAACTCAGAAGAGTCATAATTACGATAACCGGCAACGTTCTTTGCCTTCAGTTTGAAGTTGGCACCTTGCCAGAAGTCGAACGGATCGATTGCTTCCTCGTCCTCAAACTCAGGTTGCATTGCTGCAGTCAGTTTGTCAAAGATCTTCTTACCATACTTGTAGAGGAAAACCTTACCTTCGTTCTCGGGATTGGCAGGATCCTTGACCACATAGATATTGCTGATGTAGGTCAGTTTACGTTTCTGCTTTCGTGCAGTCTCCTTTCCAAGATCTGTGCCATTGTTCCACAGCATGGTGTTGTATTCGGACACGGGATCCTTCTGACCCAGAGTGGTCAAAGAGTTCTCGATGTACCAACCACCAGGACCTTGGAAGGCATGGGAGTACAGCTTCACAAACGGCAGATCTTCACCGTTAGGAGCAGGGAGGAAACGGATAACGGCATAACCATTGCCGCTTTTATCAACGTCCAGTTTCCAAAGACGTTCATCACCAGTATTGGTGGTGTTCATCTTTTCGACTTCCTTGACCAGTTTGGCAGTCAGGGAGCCAAGTTTAGATTGCTTTTTGAGATCAGCAAAAGACATTCGGATTACCTCGGATTTTGTTGGATTAGTTTGGTTGACTTGGATATTATAGCAAGGTTGCCCTCAAGCGTCAATGTAGTCCTTGAGGGATTGGACAGTTTGTTCCATGGTCGAGAACAGAGTATTCATGTCGGTTCCTGGTGGGAAACCCATCAGAACCACAGATTTTTTTAAGTTCTCTTTCATTTCAACGGCAGCAGGATCATCAGAAAGTGACAATCTTGCATACATAACTCTCTGTTTTTCAAGAAGTTCGATCATCATATCAATATGTTCAAGTTTTTCATTATGATCCATCATCCCAAAAGATGTTGCATCGGCATATAATGCCTCTTGAAGACTATTAATCTTATTCAATTCTTCTTGAATAATGTCTGAATCAAAAAAATCACTCATTTACAATTGCCCTTAGAAGTTTCTTGTAGTGAAACACATCAATATTTAGAAAGGGTAGATACTTCTTAATTTTTAGACTGACGGTTTCCCACACTGGATCATCAAGTTTTTTGTCAAATCTTTCACGAAAGGAAAAAATCTTTTCACAAATAACGACGTTTTCAATACTTACTTCTCCTGCCAAATATTTTTTTAGAAGTGGAGGATGTCCCTTGGAGCAATTGAATACATTCTCTAATTCGTTGTCCGATAACAATTCGTTCATTTGTTCTTTGAACAAGTAAGTTAAACTCTGCTGTCGTTTCATCCATTCGGCGTAGTTTCTTTCTCCAGAATTGATAATTTCTCCAATCCATAGGTTTTGTGGGTTATCGGACGAAACAAAATTTGATACAAGAAATTGAACGACCTCTTGATCGGAATATTTTCTAGAGGTCTTTTCAAACCAATACTTATCTTTCCTCTTATTAAAAGACGTTATGGTAGCTCGTGTTTTGGCACCATAACGAAAGAAGTCGTATTTCGGATTTGTAAAGTGATTTTTGAGTGACAAATAATGTTGATAAGTTTCAAAGGGAGTCACGGTCATAAAGGAAGCTTTGCTCTCGATGTTTTTTTCATGAAATTAAGTTGAGTCGCATCCCACTTCAGTTTTTCTTTCAGTGGTTTTGACACTAACTTTGTCACAGATTCTATCTCAAGTTCATTAATTTCGCAATAGTAAACTATCGCATCAATGTAATTGAGTTTTTCTGTGGCAACAATGCCTTCAATTTCCATCGCAAATTTTGATGGTGTCAAAAACTTTTTTTCGATTGCTTTTTCTAGTTCTTTATTTGGTTCCATAGAGTTCCAATTTATCTGCAACAAACTTTCTAATGTATTGGGTAAGAAGTTTGATGTATTTTGATTTGTCTCGTTCTTCATAGACGACGCATTCTCCATTTTCACAGGCCATGATAATTACAAGTTTTTTGACGGAAATACCCGTCAGTTCGTACAGCATACAACCATATGCCATGCACTGTACAAAATAGTGATCGATCCACTCTCGTGGTTTCGGTTTCTTGGATGTTTTGAAATCAATTATTGCTAGTTCGCCTTCATATTCGGCAATACAATCAACCGTTCCGGCAATACCAAGTTGTTTACTATATAGGGAACTTTCCAGAGCATGAATATTATCAATTTTATTCAAATCTGGTTTGGAAATTTTAAAAAGAAAATCTGAAATCGGTTGAACGTTTGGAAGACCTTCATTTTTTAGATGATGCTCCACGAGAGTGTGCATGTCCGTACCACGACTTGTTGCCTTTTTCGTGATACGGTCTGCTTCTTCATTACCAACCTTTTTACGCCACTTAACAAAGATCTCCTTATTAAAATGACTGGTCACCGAAGTGATGGAGACCAGTCGGAGAAGTTCTTCGTCATCAGGGACTTTGTAGTATCTTACCCCATCAATTGTCTCCCGATCTAGTTGCGGGAGACCAATATCAACATGATTAAACATTAAAAACCTGCTTCCATTTTTGCAACGATATACTCTTTGACTAATCCAGAACGGACAATATCATCAACATCAAACTCAATTATACCAAATGATTCCATTTTTCTCAAAATGTTCATGAAGTCAACAATACCGTTCCTTTCATTTGACTTATTCAAGTCGGACTGTCTGGCATCTCCACAAAAACAAATTTTGGTATTCTCACCAACACGGGTAATAATACTATCGAGTTCGTGGAAGTTGAGATTTTGGAACTCATCAACAATCACAATAGCATTATCAAGAGTTGTTCCACGAAGGAATGATGTGCTCCAAAATTTGATTGTATCTTGTGACTTAAGATTACCATATAGCATCTCGAAGTCAGCATCACTCGGCATCTGGAACATATATTTCACCATATTCTTATAAGGAATTTGGTAAATATCTGCCTTGTCATCATGATCTCCAGGAAGAAAACCAATCTCTCTAGTTGCCACAAGAGAACGAACAAGATAGATTCTTTCATATGGTGTGTTCTCGGAGAGAACATCACGGAGTGCATTATATAAGGTAATAAAGGTTTTACCCGTTCCGGCACAACCATAGGCAACAATGTGCTTTCCGTCTTGATAGGAATCAAACAGTTTCTTTTGGTTTTCAGAAAGAGGTTCGATATCTACAAGATATTCTTGACTCAGTGGTTTCTTACGCTTCATCTGCTTTGCAGTGAGTCCAACCCCAATGGGTTGCTCTACAGATGAACTTCTTTTTCTTCTTGCCATACTAAATCTTGTTTATTGTTGAACCGGGTGTTTTCTTAACTTTATTCAGGACTTCATTCCAACCAGGATTTTTCTTGCGGAGTTTATCCTTCCATTCACCAACTTCACCGAAAGATGGTGCATTTTCAGGAGTATAGTATCTCTCCCATTCGGGATTATCTTCTCTCCACTGATCCCAGTCATGAATGCTCATTACAACATCTTTCGTTTCACCAGTCTTTTTATGCTTTACAGGATATGTTGCCATTGTTATGAATTCAATATAACGTATTTAGATCCACTCCAGTGCCTCTGAAACGGACGGGAATTGCTCTTTGAACACTTCCTTACATGCCAGTGCAACGTCCATGTGCTCCTTCTGAGTGCCGTTTGCAGATCTCAAAGTTATATAATGAATCCATGAACGACAAGATCCTGACATATAGATTTTAGTGGGCGTGCAGAGAGGAAGCACATTTCTGGCACATTCCTTTGCCACACCTCGTTCAAGCATTTGTTGATACAGTGCCATAGACGAATCAAACAGAGTTTGCATTTGCAGTTCCAAGTTCTGAACCACAAATGGATCAAGATCATCGATAGAATTCTGACGATTCTTGGTATCCTGACGACGAAGTTCGGGAAGAGGAATTACCTTACCCAAAAGTGAAGAATCGGCATATCGTTGCGAAAATTCTTGATATGTGAAGCTCCTATGGCGCAGTATTTGAGCTGCGATTGCTCTTGTAGTTTCAATCTCCAGAGTCATGAAACTTTGTTCAAACACACTCCAGTGATTGTGCTTGATGCAATACTTCAGAAGACCAGAATACTTTTCATTATCCTGATTTGAAGGGTTGCTCACACGAGCAACATATGCCATCGTTTTCTCCGCATCAGGAGTGATACTAATAAGTTGTACTGTCATAAGTCTTTAGTCTGGATAACCGTCATCATCGTTAAAAATTTCATCATAATCCCTATAATACTGTGAGGGATCATCAAAGTTTTCTCTCTTATCGAGATAAGCATCAGCATCAGAATAAACTTCTGCTTTAAGAGAGTCAACTAATAGTTCTAGATTTTTAACTATAAGTTTCAATCTTTCCTTTTCCATAAGAAATAGAATTTCACCACACCATTCTACACAAAAAAAGAGGGGTAGTCAACCCCCCGTGTTTAGCAAAATTTTGCAAATTCGTTTACATTTTGATTGGTCCTCCTCACACTCAATTAAACAGTTGAAGTAATCATTTACCAGATCTAACTCTTCGTTACATCTGTCTAATGTTTTCTCGAAATGATTCCATTCTGCTAACTGATTGCGAGACAGTCGATCATGCATTTCATCTCCCGCAATTTAAATTTTTGAACCATAACAAACTCATGATTTCACTTCATAAGCGTGTCCCTAATTCTATATTATATAGAGTGCTTTGTGTAAATTCACTAACATTCGTGTCTTTTTTACATAAGTATAAAAAAAGAGAGGTTTCTCAACCTCTCTAGAATACTTTCCAGTTTTGTGTTCCCCGTGATTTAAGGAAAACCCATTTTGCATAGGAAACTCCACGATATGTCAAAAGTCTAAAGAGTTTATCTGGATCATGGATTTCCGGATCATATTCTGGAAGATCATAACAAAGTTTGATCTTCAGCATTTATTTCTCCTCAACTGTGTCGGAGAAACATGATCTCACCATACAGTAAAGACATTGCAGCAAAACATCCTAAGGTAATTACTCCCGTGATTTGTAGTGCTTCCATTGTTACCTCACTTGGTATAGGTGCGACCACGATAGCAGAAGGTGCCGTGAGTTTCCTCTTTGGCTTGCTTGACGGCACAATCTACACCACGATATTTGGTGATGTTGATTTGTGCATCATGCAGTGCTGCTGCTTTATCGATTTGCTTTTTAATCAGTGTAAGTGTATTCATTGTAGTACTCCTAAAGTAGTTGGATTTTTAGGCCCGTTCCTTTAGTCGTTTGCGTCCCATGAGCAGTGAGGAGTTGCTTCTCGAATTACTTCAATAAGTTCAACTTTAGTAATGCTATCCATATGCTTATTTGCTTCTATACGATCCAACATTGCTGATGCATCAGTACAGTTCAAATCAGCATAGAGTAGCACTTCAAACATGGGATGAACGCTCCGTTCCGCGACTTACTTGCGTCCCACAGAGTGGGATGAACGACAGGTCTATTATAGACCCTCTTTAGTATATAGTCAAGTGATTTTGTAACATGTGTTACAATTTAAAATCTTCGGACTCTTTTGTCAATTTATCAATAATAGTTTCATCACCATTCAATTTACGAATGGCATGAAAACTAGAATTTTGATATTTCTTCAGTTTTTTGTACTTTTTAATTAATCTCTTCATATCTTCCTTCGACATTTCAATATCGACAGAATCTACATCAAATCCTTTGCTCATTTTTGAAAAAACCCTACAGACCAAAAATTTTCCGGAATTTTTTTTCCCCTTTCAGGGAATTCACTTCCGCTTTTTCTTTTCGGGTGCTTTATAACCCCACATCTTTGGATTGACTGAACCATATCCAAAGTCAATAGATTTTACCGCACCCTTACCATACCTATCATAATACATGTCAAAAATATGAACCATCTTCTTACCTCTAGTAAGATCCATGTATTCTATTCCGTCTTCAATATATTTTACGATTCTAGCGTCGGTTGGAAAAGATTTATCTTTTGCCATTTCCAAAGTAGTTTTTTCTAAAATAATTTCACAACCATACTTTGAAGGATTGATACCTTCCATTTGTTCTTGTTGTCTTTGTGGTTTAGGTTTTTGCTCGACAGCAACTGTCATGATCGTCCTCCCCATTGAATGTCAGAATATGCTTCTGATACGACTTCTTTTGTAATCTTATATTTGTCTTCAAGATTTCCATCCTTCACAAGGCATAGAATTTCTGCTTCGAGTGGATGAAGACCTTGAAGTATGTTAATAAACATTGTTTCTCGACGAATGGAATTCAATCCTGGATTTCCACCCTTAACAAATTGATAAAAGTTTTTAAATTCTTTACGAATAGTGGTTCTTCCATTAGAATCACCGGCTCCCAATGAAAAAGAACCATTTTCATATATTTTACGAATTGATTCTTCAATTTTTGTGGATAAAGTTCCACTATAGGTAACTTGATCCTCTGGATCTGCATAAGGAACTTCACCTTCTGGAAGAAGAGTTACGATAGAATCATCATAGTTCCAAATAAGAATTCCTTTAAGACAAAGTTCTTCGTATTTTTTGAGAACTTCAACCTTTTTTGCCTTAGATCTCTGTCTAGAAACAAGGTCCAGAATTTCAAACATAAAAGGTTGTTTCGGAAGATCTGGAATTTTAGTGGGTTTTGCCTTTACCGAAACAGTTTTAGTCTTCGTCGATGTTTTCTTCGTTGTCGTCATAATAGTTTTCAAAATTAAATGCTATGACCTCATCTGGAATAAGATTTCCTTGTTCATCAAACATTTCGGGGTGAGGTCGTGGTACTTCCCGATAGTTCATCATATATTCTCTAGCAGTCCATCCGACTAGCGTCCCTAATATCAGAAACATTATGGTCAAAAAAGAACCGAAAACTAAACTAACTGCTAACATTTTTTTTCCTCCTGGGAACTACCTTTTTCTTTTTAGAATTAAAAGAAAACTCAAAATAGATGGTAACTTCCCGGTTTAGAAAGCAAACCATCTTATCAAAAATGATATGAAATTGGTTTTGCTTCTTTTTACCTCCATTAAGAAAGAGTTCAACACCACGATTTACATGAATATTATTTTTATTTATTACAGATTCATACGATTCGTTGTTCTCTGAGGAATTTGATCGTGTCAACGCAACCTCCTAATTTTTTATCGTCACATATAACTTGTGGAAAAGTAGATCCTTCACCAAATTTTTCATAAAATTCTTCTCGTGTGAAATCTCTATCCAAAACATAGACGACATGTCTTTGCTCTGACAACTCTAACACACTCTTAACCTTTGTGCAATAGGGGCAATTGGTTTTTGAATATATAAGGAAATTCATGATTTGAATAGTAACTGAACTCATTATACTTGACAACCCATGAAAATACAAGTAAAATACCTTTGCTAGGTTTGAAGAAATGGCTGAAATTGCACTAAACGTTAATGGTGGTGTCACTGATGAACTACTATCATTATTTCCAACTCCTGTTCTTATTGCACCTTATCCTGTGCCATATGACAAAGAACTTAAATTCATTCAAGATTTACCATGCCGTAGAGAAAATAAAGGCGGGGATGCCGCAAACAAAATTCATTATAATCGACAGTCCGAAAACACTTTTGTATTAGATGAACCAGAACTGGCAAATGTCAGAGAGTTTATTAAATCTAAGATCTATAAGTTTGCACGAGAGATCATGCTCTCTAAAGATGAGTTAGTCATCACTCAATCTTGGGTTAATAAATCTGGTAAGGGTGAATCGCACCATGAACATGTTCATCCCAATAGTATGATTAGTGGTGTTTGGTATCCTGTTATCAATGAACAACTGCCACCAATTCAGTTCCGTAGTAGAGCACAACGGGACATTGCTTTGTCGAATGAAAAGTACAATAACTTTAATAGTGCGACATTCATGTTACCGATGAAAATGGGTGAGTTGATTATCTTCCCAAGTAATTTGACTCATAGTGTTCCTGTAAACCAATCAGATACAGAACGTATTAGTCTGTCGTTTAATACCTGGTGTAAAGGCAGTCTTGGTGATATAAATTCTCTTACATACCTCCCCCTTGAAAGATGTCTATGATTTCCCCCCAAATGATCGCAATGAACAAATATGATACTCAACTGCGTGATTTGATTCATGTAGAGCGTGGTATTATTCCTGCTAATTTGTGTGAGTATCTCGTCGAAGAGATTGAGAAGAATGAATGGAGACCACACACTTGGTATAATAATGTTGCTAATACATTCGGTTCTGAAGAGACAATGGAACTGGATGTACAGAACATTACTGGTGAGCATCAACAACTGCTGACACCTTTTATGATTCAGGCAGGTGCGGCATACAATGCAATCTATTC